ACGGAAATGAAACAGTCACCGTATTGGGTAAGACTGGTTCATTTGAGGTTAATATGTATCGCACTGATGATTTCTTTTAAGCTGCGGGTTCCTCAACGGGTTCCTCGGCGGGTGTGGCCTGCTTAACACGTTTCTGTACGTCATTTATAAGTGAACTCGTTTGACTAGAAGAACAGCATGCCGAAAGAGCACAAGCTGCTAATATAGGAGGTGATTTTACGGGTATCTTCATCATACCCATAAGGCCCATCACTGAACAAATTAAACATGCGATTGTGAAACCGAGTTGAGTATTACCCATTGGTTCACCTGACGTCTTAAACAGATTTCCAAGCATCTTTATTATACATCAACAAAAATTATTTTGTAGACTATCATATTCTCTAGTTAGAAAACCAGTATTCCCAGATATTCTCGCCTTCACCCTTAAAAGTTCAATCACCGTGTCATCATCGAGATGTTTAAGAAAATCCACCTTCGCCTCGATGTCGTCAAGTTGATGAGACTCCTTTTTACTCTGTACGTACGGCCACGTATGTTTTCGTAATGACGCGAGTTCTTCCTCGAGTTTACGAATTCTCGGAAGAAGAATCTTATGAATTAACACCTTAAGCTGGTGTGCTTCACTCATAATACCGTAAGTGCGTTTTTTATCTTTATACACAATAAGATGTCACTCCCACAAGGTAAGCGTGAATTTATAAGAAAGTTAGTAGCGGGTTTAGATAATCTAATGGAAATTACACAAATTGCAAATCAAATTGGGATTAGCCCAAGAAACGAAATAGAAGAATTTATAAAAAAACATTTTCTTTTTCAAACTGATACGGGTGAATATAGTGTAAACAAAGTTGCATTCCGTATGGGTGTCCAATCCCTAGATTTTGATATATTATCCAAAGTATTGATGCATCTAGATAAAGTAAAAATTAAACTTAAAAATGTATTTGATAGGGCGAATGTAAATCCACTTTATTTTGATCAGGAAGGTATGTTATACGCCAGACTTATTGAAACGGGTGATCTGAAAACTTTTCTTGATCTAATTTTATATTGATTTAATAATCTCAACCAAGAGTAGATGCAGTATCTTGAATTAAAAAACAAAGCCAAGAAGCAAGGTCTTCGGGTGACCAAAACTGTCAAGGGTAAACGTGTAAAGCTCTCAGCTAAGGAACTTCGTACCAAAATTAGGATGAACTTTGATAACAGTGTGAAAAATGCACAAAGAGTTATCAGAGTGTGTCAAACTATAGTTGCTCCAACCGCGGTTCGTGCGGGTATTCCTCCCCCACCACCACCTCCTCCTCCACCACCCCAACGACGACCGGTCGTGAACGCTCGACGCGCGAAACTCATGGCCGAACTGAAAAATGTCCTTAAGAAGAAGGGAATGGCGGCCTAAAAGATATCAACTTCACAACCACCTGGGCGACTTGGATCGCAATCTCCGGTGTCAATTGTAATCTCATTTCCAGTTTCCTTCGTAACTTCAAACGAGTGGACGCTTGTACACTTTTGGTCGGATGGACCTCCGAGTGTTAGTTTGACACCACCCTTATCCACCTTTGAATACGTGATGACTTTAAAACCTTTTGGTACGATGATAGATTTAAAAGGAGTTTTAACGGAGGATTCGACATTTTCTTTGAACTCGAAGGATTTACCTTTATAGTCGCATTCCAAGTACATGGTAACGTAGGGTGATGCTTGATTTTCGGCGATGATTTCCTCTTTCCTATTATTTTCCTTTTCCTGTAAGAAGAAATAGATTCCGCCTCCCACTGAACTCATGAGAGATGAGAAGGCACAGGCCATAAGAACTAAATCACCCATATTATAATCTGCATACATTATAATATGGCCGCCATTGCTGTCGGTCTCCTCGCTCTTTGCTGCTGCTCTTCTTTTTCCGCTGCGGGTGGCTGGTTTGGTGGGTTTATCCCAGGGACCGAACCCAATTTCAAAAAGGAAATGAAAGCTACCGAATGGAAGGAGATCGTCGATGAGATGAAGGTCATGAACAAAAAGAATAAGGAAAAAACGAAGGAATTCGAAAAGGGTGGTCCGGGTGGCGCGGATTTATCTGCGGAAGAACGCCAAGAATTGATGGATGTGTTGAAAAACCACATGCAGGAACTCCGTAAATCTGAAACGTGTAAGAAGGTAAATGAATTGATCGATGGCACTCGAGAAAATAACAAGTTCAAGAATACCCTATCTGCTTACCCGGATGATATCATTACACTTGGTGGTTCAAAACGTAAACATGAGGTATGGGAAAGTGCGATTGGACTAGACGACGACTTTCCTAAACATGAGTTTGATGGTGCTTTGGCAGTGTGTATAGCGACTGATGAGGAATTTCAAGAGTTCAAAGAAAGGTAATACCAAACCTCTTAGACATAAACTTCTCAACACCCTGAAACGTAGGAAAACTCCAGAGGTACCAACGGGACCAAAAACCAGCCCCGCTGATACCGCTCATCTTCCAATTCTCTTTGTCGCTCCGATCGACATTTAACATTTTTGTTTGGATCTTCTTGGGATCTCGTTCTTCTATGGTTTGTCTGGGTACATGACCCCCATGACGCAACACATAGGAACGCATACGTGAAGGATTCTTGTGTTTGGTGTAGTCGGAATATCCACTGGCACCAAAGTCAACAGTCCTGCCGTCTTCTAAGACAGCCCTGAACTTCTTTTTAGGGTTAGGGCTACGAGTTATCTTGACGCGCATACTTATATTTACTAAGATTTTTACTTGCCGCAGCAGCTGTACTCCTCCTTCTTAGCTTGGGGAAGGAAGAAGAGCTTTTCGGGGCCACGCTTGATACGGTAGAGGTGGTCGTACATGTGGAGGAGACCAACGGTCAGCGCAAGGCTGGCAACGACGACACCGTTCATCTTACGCGAAGTGAAGGCATAGCCCGCGATGAGCGCGACGAGAACCATCTGGATGATGGTAAGCTGGGGGAGAGCAGGCATAGAGAAGCGAGACTTGGTAGTCGCGACCTCCTCTGTGGGCTTGGGCTCGGCATACATGGACTTGGGGTATCCGGGCATTTTTATTATCTACTGAGAAAATAATGTGGCGGTTTATGTTTGTACCCATGATGATGGTCCTGTATGATTATGTAAAACCGCCCGTCGACCACCTTTATTTTTCAAATATGTGGCGACCACTCCTTGGTATACAAAATACATTCCGAGAAATGGTTAAGTGTCTATCGGAGTATGATGTAAAGAATTACCCAGGTCTTCTTCTACTGAAACTTCATTACTCCAAGTTACGTGAAGAGTTTGAAAAAGTTTCACCAACTTTAGAAAAGACTTGGTACCATGATATGAATCCATGGTTTGAAAAGAATGATGGATACTATTTTTATAAGGCTGAACAATTTCCACTCTTAAATAGTCTCATTCGTCAAATACCATGTATAAATACAGAGGGTGCTTCATTTGCGGTCATAGAGGGTCCCATGGTCTTACATCCACATCGCGCTGAATCAAATGAACTCTTAAGATATCAACTCACAATACACGGCGATGGGGATTGTAGCCTGTACACTGAGAATGGTAGGCACGTACACAAAGAGGGTGAAGATATCCTCTTTGACCACGCGAGATATCATGAACTGATGAAAACCAGTGACGGTCGAAGGGTTGTACTCATCTTGGATATTCACAGGTGATTGTGACACACTGCTTCATACATATCACTCCCACCGATAAGTTCTAGGGTTTTGTCTTTGACAATCCTCTTGGTAAAGGGGCCCGGTGTTCCATCGTTACAATGCATACACAGTGCTGAAAGTTTAGTTACGTCACTTGCGAGAGGGATACACTCGATGAGTTCACCAAACTTTCTTTGAAAACAGTCTCCATCAAGACCTGCGATAATAATCGATTTTTCTAGGTATAAACACCCTTCTATGAATTTTTTGAGTCTGGGAAAGAATTGTGCTTCATCTATGGCTATTATATCAGCCCGCTCAAATTCATCCGTATCGATGATATCAAATAGGTCATACACTTTGTGGCAATTAAACTTAACATTGTCATGCGTTTTGAGAACTTCTTCAGGTGATCTGGTATCTTTCGCCGAGTTGACAATCATGACTTCCTTACCTATGACTTTTAGACGCTTAAGTCGACGGATAAGTTCGGAAGTTTTACCGGAAAACATATTCCCCATAATAATCGAAAGTCCCATCTCAACTAATTATTATAATATTGTATTTTTTATATGGGTGAACTTCACAAATGTATCTTCAATGGCCACAAGGGGTACTACAATCCTAGGACAGGTCGTGTCAGGTTCGGAAAATGCATCTATCCCAATATCGCTTCGGCTATAAAATATCTCAAGACAAAGTAAGATGAACAGATTTGTCAATTCCACAGTTCTTACTATGTCATTATCTTATATCCTAACAAATATCCAGAACCGTTCAAATTTTAGAAAGGAATATGTCATACCACTTATAGCTCTTTTAATGACAAAATATATTGTTGGTGATTTCGACACGGGTTATACCTGGACATTGAATGATATTATTTTCGTTTCGTATGTTTTAGTACTATCATATGCGGTAGTAAGATTTTCTAAGTAAAAGGTAAGATGCCTCTCACAGATGCTCAAATTACTCGAAAAGTTGGGCAACTGCGTAGAACAGAAGGTCAAATCTATGCACCCCTTAAATACTTCAGGGGGTTGGGGACTCTCAAGGAGGTTGAAACTCGTTACAAGAAGATGCTCAAGAAGGACTACACCAAGTTCCGAACAGACGAAGGACGAAAGACAAAGACTTCCTCCTACACCCAAAAGTTTAGGAAGATGTATCCGGGAGCCAAATCCCTCCCTGAAATTGCTAAGGCTACTAAGATTCCTCTAAAGACTGTGAAGACCATTTACAACAGGGGACTCGCTGCGTGGAGAACCGGGCATCGTCCGGGAGCCTCTCCACAAGCGTGGGGGTATGCTAGGGTGCACAGCTTCGCCACTAAGGGGAAGACGTACTACACGGCTGATAAGGATTTA